CTTAACCATAGGCATAATTTTAACAATATGGCTAAATTCTCCCCTCAAGAGTTTCGTAACGGATCTATGATACCTTCTGTGATACAAGGAAAGGTAGATAGCTCTGTAGCCTCTATGATCAAGAGTCCTGAAAAGACTGCTTATGGCTCTGGTCAGTATAAGAGAAAGCCAAGTTTCCTGATGTGTCCTCCTAAATACTTGTCCACGGCTATCCCGAACAACAAGTTTATGAAGGGTCAGAAAGTAGATACTGAACGTGCTATGCGTCAGTACACCAGAATCAAAAGACTGATTACTGCTCTTGGTGTAAAAGTCATTGAACTTCCTCCCACTCCCGGAGCACAAGACCAACATTTTGTAGCTAATCTTGGTCTATCTGTTGATCCATTTGTCTTCATTGCAAAAATGAGTGCCGATGGTCGCCAAATTGAAGAAGAACCGGGGTGTAGATTCTTTGAGAAGATGGGTTATACAGTTCTTCAGCCTCCTCATTTTTGGGAGGGAGAAGCTGAAACAAAATATTGGAAAGATAAAACGTACTTTGGTGGCTACGGAAAGTTTTCTGACTGGAAGGCACAAGAATGGATTTCCAAAAAAGCTGGAATTGAAATCATCCCCATGAAAATGATCAGCGATGATCTCTATCATCTGGATTGTTGCATCCATGTAATTGACCCAGAAAACTTCATGGTATGCCGTTCTGGTATTGATTCTGAATCCTTTAAGCGTCTTGAGAAGCTGGCAAACATCATTGTCGTTCCAAAAGAGATGGAGGCTACGGGTGCTACCAACCTTATCCGTATCCCTGACAAGAACATTGTAATCAGTGGTATGTTCCAACCAGAGTATCATCAATACCGCAAGAGCATGGAATGGATGCTCACGACGATGGACAAATTTAACAACTCTGTGATCTTTGCAGATATTGACGAGGCAGACAAAAATGGAGCAGATTGCTCCTGCCAAGTGATGCACATCACTTTTTAATGAAATCTATTTTCAAACGATTTGTTGGATTCATAGCTTTTATCAATGGGTATTGTCCTCAATGCTTGCATGAAATTTGTAGTGGACATGATAAAAGTTGCCATGTATGCCGTGTCGCTGGAGTCATTACTCCAATCCACATCTGGCATAGATTCATAACCACAAAATAAAATGGCTACAAAGAAAAGCGGTATCCACATCAAAGAAAGTCACAAGGGTCGCTTCACCGCGATCAAAAAGAAAACAGGAAAGACCACGGAGCAATTGAAGCACAGCAAAAATCCTGCTGTACGAAAGATGGCTACGTTTGCAGCCAACGCTGCCAAATGGCATCATAAGGGCAAGAAGAAGTGAAATCAGCAACCACAAATTCCGCAAAACCAAATGCAATTCTTCGCCCTGCTAGAGTCGGATATGGAGTTCCTAAGAAATCCAAACGAAAGCCTAGAAAAAAATAGTTTTATGACACCGGAGAAAGATGCTTCCAATATTTGGTGTGAGGCATTTTCTGCTGGATTTGATAAATACATCAAAGGAAGTACCGAGCATAGAACACAGTTTTGGACTGCTGGAGCAGCTTGGTATGCAAAAAACCTACGAGATGAACAATTGGATCTTATCAGCTATTTGCATCATCTTACCGAAAGGATCAAGTTGATTGAGCTTTTGGCAAAAATGATGGAGGAAGAAGAAATTAGCTTGCGTGATGCCAGCACCCTGTTAAAGAACCTTGTCGCTGACAGACCTCCTCAACACTTGCCGCACCAATCAAATGACTAAAAAACCAGTCGGAGCAGTTGTTGTATCCGACCTTCATTGCGGTTCAGTTGTTGGCCTTTGGCCCGACAATCACATTACTTCCACAGGCAATAAAATCAGCCTAGGAAACAATCTTCATCAAAGTTGGCTTTGGGATTGTTGGCAGGATAAAGATGAGAAGATTAAAAGGCATTTTAAAAATGATCCATTTATTCTGATTGTAAATGGTGACTGCATTGAAGGCCGTCATCATGGAAGCAATGAGATTGTTGCTGCACTCAATCTTGATCATAGCCTAGCTGCTATTGAATGCCTCAAGAAACTTTCATCAATGGCCGTCAAAACCTATATGACGGCAGGAACAGAATGTCACGTTGGTGATTGGGAGCGCATGATAGCCAAAGAACTTGGAGCAATTTGGTTAGGTGACAAAGGATTGATTGAAATCAATGGTACGCTGATTGATGTCGCCCACCATATGCCAACGAGTTCTAGGGCATACCTTGAAGCTGGAGCCATGTCTATAAGCATGGGCAATGCCCGTCAAAATTACTCCCGTGTCGGCCATAAGGTTCCCACAGTTTATTTAAGAGGCCATAGGCACACGGGAGGAATCTTTAATGATGGTAATGGCATTTTTATGGTAAGTCCTGCATGGCAATTGTTGACAAAATATGGTCACAAGGTTGTAGGAGATTCTATTTGCAGACCGGGATTTGGCATCCTTGATTGGAGAGGATGTGAAGAGGGTGAACTTCCAGCAACCAAACTCATACAATATGCACCAGAAGAAACCACACCCATCCGAAGCTGAACTACTGCAATCAATCCGAGATACCGATAAATGGAAAAAGATTTTTAATGGCGAAGAAACGCTGGATGATAGTTGGCTTTCTGTAGAACAGATAAAAGAAATTACAGGTTTGAAAGAAACTCAAACAAGGTTCAAAATTAGCAAGAATCTAAAAGAAGGATTGATTGAAAAGAAAAAGATTTGTGTCAATGTAAATGGACACAGAACCATGAAGAGCTTTTACAGACTCTTGTGATGAAATCTTTTTTGTTGCACATAGACCTGTGGAAAGATTCTTGCTGGATAGTATGGCCTGTCACAAAAAAACAAGCAGAGTATTGGTACAACAAAAAGTTTACTAAAACTAAAGAATCCTTCCCAACTTTTAAGCCAAATGGAGGATTATCTGTAATGGGTGATAATCATGTCATTTTTTTGTCCAAATGGCAAAATGATGCCGAGTGCTTTGGACTGCTTGCCCATGAATGCGTTCACATTGCCAATTCAATCCTACGGTCATGTGAAGTAAAGGAGGGGGAAGGCAAGGATGAGGCTCTTGCCTATCTCGTTGATTTTATGATGCGTCACTTTACAGCAACGCTCACAGAAACCAAACTTTAAGCGAATTGGAGAAGATGCCCTTGATGATGAGCAATCAATTGAAGGATGGCCTTCCCCTCATCGGTAGCAACGTGACCTGTGCCATTGCATTTCCAGCATGGTTCACCTTGGGCATCGTCGTACCAATCACGGCCAGTTCCCCCGCATTCATTGCACACTTTTTCAAGTGCTTCTTTGTTGAATAGGTTATTCATACCAAAGCCCTACATAGAGGAATTTTTTTATAAAGCAAGCTCTTTTTACAAAATAAATGAATACACAAAAACAATTATTGGATGCGGCAAAAAAACTGGCAGATATGGGAGAAGACTTTGGGGTTATTGTTGGAGATTTGGGACCAGAGGAAAAGCTCTGGTTGAAGCATTACATTTTGAAGTTGCCTGAAGAATTGGCAAAGAAGACAATCTATGGAAGGGCCGTCTGGAATAACAGACCAAACATTCCTAGGGATCGTGGAAGGCCAAAGAAAGATTAATTACGGGATGGTGTAAAGGTAGCACAGATTGCTTTGACCGATCTAGTCATGGTTCGATCCCATGTCCCGTAGCCAATCTTGACTTTGGCTTATGATTGGATACTCTCGGCTCGGTCAGTAAACCATAACCCCAAAAACATATGCCAAACAAGGAAGACCTTATCCAAGAAAATGAACAGCTTCAGGAAGTCCTGATTAATATTCACGAGACTCTCAGTAGCCTTTTTGAATACATCAATGATCACATTGAGATTGAAGATGAAGATGACGTTGATGATGCTGAGTTTGAAATTGAAGACGAGGAAGACGAAGACGAAGAAGAGGAATGCGACTTCTGTGGTAAGTAAAACTTGCCAATAATTTCTTCTGCATCACACATGATGGGTGTGGTGGGGAAACAGGAGAAAAGAAAACCCCGCTTAGATTGTGAGCTAGGCGGGGTTTTTACTTTTAAAAAAGAACCCCCTTTGGCACTTGCTCACAGGCAGAGGTGTGGGGGTATAATTTTAATAATTAAGCTGAAGAACCAGAAGTATTATAGTTGTTTATTTTAAGTGTCGCAGTTATAGTATAACCTGTATTAATAACAGAATTAAATACTTTGGAATTACCATTTCCTAATTTAACATTATTATAAAATACGCAATTATAATACTCTGATGCAGAATAGGCTTGGCCTCCGCTACCATCATCTACGGTAGAATTAAAAATGCATCCAAAAAACTTTGGATTGTAATTTGCTGAATTAAAAGAAACAGCTTGGAAATTACAAGAATTAAAATTAGGTAAATTGTAAGATAAATCTATTACTGAAGGCAAAAACGTAACGCCCGTGTAAATGCCTTCAGCAATTCCTCCTGTAGCAGAAATTACCGAACCTCCATTCATCCTAAATTTAGTCATGTTACCTCCGGTAGTTCCAAAGGCAACCGAACAATTGCTAAGATAAACTTCCCAATTATTAGCGTGAGTAAAATTAGTAAAATTACAATTTACAGCTTTTAAAGATCCATTTCCTGAGTATAAAATGCTTGTGTAAGTTCCGGTTGTATTTTCAATATAAACAAGACCTGTGTAATGTTTGAAATTTACGGCAATGCAATTAGAGAAAAATGCACTTTCTGCCGCATCAGATTTAATTAGCCAATTAGTACCTCCTGCATCTACTCCTATAAACTTGGTTCTTCCAACAGCAATAGTTACATTATAATTTGCTAAACTTCCTCCAACCCATGTATCTAAAAGTCCAGAAACAAAACTGTTGTCATAAGGGTTACTAAGTTTTGGTTCAATATGAATGCCTACATAAGTATTTTCCGTTGACCCACCTCTTCCTGCTCCTGAACTGCCAGTAATGCCAACATACATATTTTGCCAAACTGATTCTTCAGCTTGAATATAGGTATGTGTAACTCTTGCAGTAGAATCAAATCCTCCAGCAGACCAAAATTGATCAATAACATATTGTGCTGTTGTCGAAATACTTTTAGATGCTCCATCAACTCCAGCCCCACAACGCTCAACACTTATGTTACTTACAACACAATCTTGAAGACCGTCTTCAACAACGCCAAACCCATTAAGATTACTTATTTCTATTGTTGAAATATTTACATGGGCAATATGTTGTAGAATTAAACCATTTTGTTGAACTGTATCTCTTGCTCCTGATTGTGAAGTTATTCCAAAGCCAGAGATTTCTACTCCCCAAGGGCAAGACCTATTATTTGCTGTTTGTAAAGCTAAAATACCCCCAACTGAAGCATAATAATAAGTATTGTTGAAATTAGAACTGAATACAAACGAAGAAACTGGCGCAGTATATCCTATTCCAGTTGCAATAATTGCTGGAATAATAAATTGCGTTCCAGTTTTAAGCAAAAATACAGTTGATTTTTCACCATCACCAATAAAACTAGATTGAACAAAAATACTTGAAGAAATAAGATATGTACCAGCAACAACTTTTACAGTTCTTCCATTTGTTTTAGCGTAATCGCAAGCAGACTGTATTGCAGCCGTATCATCAGTAGTGCCGTCACCTTTAGCACCGAAGTCCTTAACGTTGACCACATCAGCGAAGCGGTTGGCTAGCGTTCTAGGAGTAGTACTGCCTGTAGCAGTAACCAAAGCATTATTGGGATTAACAGTAGTATTTGCAAAAGCCGCAACCTGCCCTTGTGGAGTCAAACCAACTCCATAATTAATACTCGTAGAAGCAACCTGCTGAAGATTCGGAAGGTAAATAGGTGCAGCAGCACTCCCGTCACCCCACCTAGTCTGACTGCCATCATACACAAGCCAGCTAGGATTCAAAGGCTTCGTCAACCTCGTAATCTGATTCCCATTTTGCCAAATCAACGGCCCCTGACCACCAGCTACAGGAGCGATAATGCTGATAGGGACTTGCGGAGGACAGGGCATAATGAGCGTAGCTTAACGAAATTTTTTTTCTTGTCTAGGAAAATGGTCGGGGGAGGATCAGGTCGCTCTGGTTTATCAGTCCAGCCCTCATTGCCTCCCCCAAAATTTATTTAAGGAATGTCAGCTTGTAAATAGTCGAATCAATCAATTGAGCAATATCATCAACCAAATTCTGAATCTCACTCTCCTCACCCAACACATACCTCTCCTCCTCCAACAATACCTTCAAAAACATCACATGCTCCAAAGCATCCCTATTGCCAGAAATCTCAACCTCCTGATCAGGGTAATCAATCAACATCCCATGCCTACCCTGCCATGCCTCAATCACACCATCCACCAAATCAGGCATGCCAGTATAAAATTTCTCCAACGCCTTATGCTCAGAATAACTATGACTCCTCAAATGCAATACATGACCAATCGTAGCCGCATTCAAAAGCGTAATGAGTAATTCACCTTCAGTCATAATCAAAACACGCTACAGACCCTCCCAGACCTTGTAAAGCCTATTCCAAACTCCTAATCATATCCCTATCCCAATCACTCAACCTAGGATCTTCTATCTTCTCCTTCAATACCTTCGTCAACCTCTTCCTCTCCTGCTTCATCCCTCCATACCCTCCCGGATCACTACTCACCCCCTCTCCCAACTCATGTACCAAACTCCTCAACAACATTATACTCGGCCTCCTAAAATCCTCAGGTGGGTATCTCAATGTCATTAATACCATCTTTACAATTTACCCTCCTACCTGTCAACTCAACTTGCATCTACTCCATATCCTAAAAGGATCTTTTAAATAGGGAAACTCCCAATATAGGATTTTTTTTCATTGGGGCCTGTCGCATGCGACCGCCATATAGGGGGGGTGTGGTAGGGGGTCCCCCCACCCGAAAGAGATTCCTTGGGAAGAGAGCCTACTATGCTGGGAGAGTCTCTGCATCGATGACAGGCCCTGACGGTGGGAGAATCCTTTCCCCCTGTGCCTCCGTCTTACTAAGCGAGACGATGAACAGGAACGGGTTTTGTGCCTGAGGCTCCCGGTCTGCGTAGAAGTCACCGGCGATCTTGGAATCAATCTCGATCGCTCTCAGCTTGTCAACACCTTTGACCCGCTTCGACGTTCCATCCTTGCCTTCGGTGATGACCAACTCTTGCGCAAGGTCGCTTCCTTCGTGGAGTTCCCCCACTGGAGTCCTAACTGCCCTTGCTAAAAACGCACGTTTTTCAGCTAGAGAAAGAGCATCTTTTTCGAAGGCTTTCTCTTTAAGTTTCTTTACGTAGTCTTTTACTCGGTCTTGACGGAGAAGCTTGCATCCGTAGCTTGAGGCGTCTTCGACTCTCCCGGATTTGATAGCGTATCCTGCTAATCTGACACTTTCGGCGATGGAGAGTCCTTTGTTTACGTAGTTTTCTACAAACTTCTTTTGACGGGTGTTTAGTGGTCGCTTTAACATTTAAGCGTTTTACCTTGGTGGGATTACCTTGTCAACGTAGAGACACACCGAAAGCCAACGTGCCCTTTCTGAGGGTCAGTCACTCTCGGAGTGTTATGAGATAGTTTGGGAAGGATTGACTATCTCAGAGTGGAGTCACTGTTGAAACCTCGCGCCTGCTGCGCTCGGTATTATAAAGGACTGGATGGGTGAAAAGTCAAGCATGAAATCTAATCTGTGCATATAAAATATTCTAAAAGATGATGCAAAAGGGTGAAAAGATTAGTGCCTCTAAAACGCACGAGGATGCCCTGTATCGAATTTAGTATGCCTTCGTGGTAGATGATACCCTTTGCAAGATGCTTTTGGAAACTTTCAAGAAGTGTGCCAACTTGGGAAAAATCTTTCCCCATGATGAAAAAAAAGTTTCTCCATGATGAAAAAAGATGTTGCAATCCTTTGCAGAATCTTTTATCCTGTTCCCTGTAATGAACAACACCACGAACACCACGACACCGAACGAAGAAATCCCCACCACCACAACGGCGGGAGAAATTGCATCCACATCCGTCTTTTTCAAGGCAGAATGGAAATTGAATGGACACAATGTCACCGCAGTTCACAGGTTCCAAAATGGAATCGGACTATGGTGGAATGAAAAGAGCGGCCCCTTTTCTGTCATCCCTTGCAAAGGGATCTTTTCAGAAAATCAGATTTTGACCCGATAATCCACCACCCACAACCCAACCCCAAAAGGAGAACACAATGAACAAA